GTCGCATTTAGAACCTCAGGTCAATATGTTACTCCTCAATACACTAGCTATTCTGGTCGACTCTATAACACTCAAACAGGGGAAGAAATTACCAACCCTGATGAAATGACTAAAAAGGATAACGAAGCCATTCGTAAGGCAGTAGCCACTCAGCTTTCGATGAGTGACGCTGTTCAAACAGGTGATCTCCTTCGTTTCTATACACCAAATGGTTTGAAACCTGTTGATTCCAGCAAAATTTCCTACACGAAACAGATGGATCAACTGAAACAGATCAACAAAAAGCTGAAAGATAAATCAACTAGCCTCTACAAGCAAAAAGGCAATAAATCAACAGCTGATCTATTCAAGACCCCATCTTACAAGGAGCTACATCCTGCTGAATCTGAATCAAGCTCTAGTTCAAGTTCGGGTGAATCAGAGCCAAGCAGCTCTTCAACGGAACAACAATAACCCCTAAAGGCAGTCCAATATGGACTGCTTTTTTAGATTAAAAAAGTTTCAATACCACTTGGCTGCAAAATTGTAACTCTCATCTCACTAGTTACTCTCAAACATATTTCTTGCTAGTTTGCTATAAGCGTGATTAAATAGGATTTGTAAGAAAACTTATAAAGGAGAACAGATATGAATCCAATGGAATTATTTAACCAAGTAAAAGAAATGATCGAAAAGAAAGATTTCGAAGCTGCTAAAAAGTTTGTCGATGAAAACAAAGATGATTTGGGCGAGTACTTCGACCAAGCTAAATCTCTTGTTTCAGGTAACGAAATGGTCAGTGGCGCTCTAGACAAGATTAAAGGTCTATTCTAAGACGAAATCCCCGCAATCCTATTGATTGAGGGGATTTTTATATTTGGAAGTCCTATTTAGGTACAGTGCCTATCGTAGGCTAAAATTCTTTAGAACAAGCAAAAAAAGAGATTCCCTAAGGAACCTCTTTTTATTCTATACGACTATAGAATTATTTTTTCAAGTTGTAGAATGATTTCAAACCACGGTATTCTGTTAGTACAGTTTTAAATGCGTATATAATAGGAAGAAAACCTGTCAAATAAGGATATATGCGTGTAAGATATAGACGCTAAAATACATATAAAGTTACTAAAGTTTACACTTATTGCCCCTTATTTGCCCCTTTTTTAAAATATAAAAGACTTGGCAGCATGAGCTACCAAGCGGCATGAAAAAAACAAAAACATTGAACGTTAAAGTCCATCTATAGTGTACCTCTATTTAGATTAAATGTCTAATGCTATTCACAAAATAAAAAACCCCGACTAAAAGCCGGGGGACAGTTCGAGGAATTTATCGAAAGACGCCAAGTATTCCGAAGAATATGTTATCACTTATCGTGGAGATTAGCAAATATGAAAAAGAGCTATGAGATAACCTCGTAGCTCTTTGCCTATGATGGATAGATATATTATACCAAATAAAAAAAGCCCCAGCAAATGCTAGGGCTTCGACCACTACCACCATGATTTCCGAACTGTGGTCTGTCGGGAGGTGATATACTCCTTTTTTTAGTTTATAGTTTTCGTGGTCTGGCTTAATTATTTGTAATAGTTAACAAGGTCGTCTTTATCCCAACATGAGAGCCAAACCGTACCAAATTGGCCAAACTCGAAATGTCGGTAATAATAGCCGCCATAATAGCCACCGTCAGCCATGTCAGTGATGTTAGTTTCATCACCAGCAAAAGAGAAGAACATTCCAGCTTTGAAGTCTTGGTCTGCACCGTCTGGCAAGTCGTTGCCGTCAGCATCTACCCAATTAACCATTGAAACAGGAATACCATTCTCTGTCCAGTCGAATCCAACGGGTGCTAAATAGTCACATTTGATTTGCCAAATGCCGTTTACACATTTGACTTCATTGGCTTCATAGTAAGCCTTCGATTGTGGTACTACCGCAGTATTAGCTTGATTGTTGGTTTGAGGTGCAGTGTCAGCATAGCGCCAAACTTCGATATAAGCTGGCTGATTCCATCCGTAGTAATCATTCCAAGGGTAAGTATTGATAGCTTGCCCTGCTGCTCCTTGAGTTGAGAAGTCGCAACTGATGAAGTATGTATCATCAATCATGACACCAACGTGTCCACCAGCTCCACCAGAGCTAGACATATCAGCACCCCATGACATCAAAACGATATCGCCTGGCAATGCGTCCCATGATTCATTACGACAAACACGATAGAAACCGTTGTTTGATAATTGCTGACCAAGGGTTACTGTCGATGGTAGCCCTTGAATACCGATGCCGGCTTCTTTTAAGGCTTGCGATACAGACCCAGAGCAGTCAGCCGTCCCGTCTGTACCATTACGGCTTCCAAGCATCGAGTAAGTCAATAGTCCTCGATGGCTAACAAACCAGTTAATTAGTGATTGTTGTACACTCATTTAAGTGCCTCCTTATAATTATTTTTGAATAGCTTGTTTAATCTCCGAAAGCATTCTCTCCAACTCTTCGACCTTCTGTTTTAAAGCGTCAATTTCGCTTGTTGGTAGTTGAGATTTTGTGACAAGTGGGTCTTCCGCCCATTTATTTTGTTCCATTACCTGTTGGAAAAAGTTATTATATGTCGGAAATAACCCATACGCTTGATTGATAGTCAACGATGAAGATTGTTTCCCTTTAATTTCACCAATATCGCGGCCAATGGCTTCAATGACCTTGCTTAAATTGCTCATAATTCAACCTCCTTAGAGGGTGTTTTTAGCAGTATTATAAACGCTCACCAAATCTTCAGTTTCAATAGCTGTGATACGATTACCAAGTTCTGTAAGTTTAGTAATAATACCAGAATCAACATTACCACCACCAGTGGCGATTTTATCAGCAAGCTCTTTAAGAGTATCGAGCTCTTCAGGAGCACCACCGATAAGGTCTGTTTTAGCTTGTGCAATTGCAGTGTTAAGTTGCTCTTGAGTGATGCCGTTGGCGGTCACTTCACCTTTCTCAGCCTTGCCTGCTAGGGTTGTTTTAATTTCTTTGATATCAGCACCCACAGCTTGTGCAAAATCGTGTAATTTACTCATTTATTTATCCTTTCAAATTTTAGCTAGATTGTAGACATTAACGAGGTCTTCCGTGGATTCACTGCCACCACTGATTAACCCAGACTCTCGCAATTCATCCGCTAGTAGTTTTAGTTTAGGGTCTTTTTTCGATGGAATCGCACCGTCGATGTTAAGCGAGCTCTTAACTTTAACCTTGAAATTATTTGACGGAAAAATGTGCCCATTTAGTTTAATTTCGAGGTAGTAAGTGCCGGGCTCTACGATATCGCCCATGACAAAGGTAAAATGCCCGTTTTCTACGGTTACATCTTGATAGAGTGCCACGGTTTCATCATTTGACAGCGTGAGCTTACCAGTTCCGGACAGCTCCATGCGTTTTCCATCATAACCCAGAATTTCAAAACCAAATACGGAAGTGGTGTCCCCGCTTTTAAGGACGTCACCACCTTCGATTTGGTTGATAGAGGTCATGAGTCTAGACATAAGCTAGCCCTCACGAGGTTCATTGTAGTTCAATGCTCGTTCGCTATCTGCTACGCCCTTAGTTGTTGGGTCAGTTACGATACCCAAGATTACCAAGATCACAACGAATGTATTTACACCCTCTTGAATGTTGCTAGGGATATTAAGCCCGAATTGTTGCAACATCAAGAAAACTGCTGAGATAAGAGCTACTAGAGTAGCTTTGTTTTGCAAACGTAGTTTAAAATTAATCATTGTCATTCTTCTCCTTTTCTTCTGAGTTAAGAAAAAACTTCTCTTTGTCGATATTTTTCTTAATGTATTTGTCGATATAAGGGATTTCCACCCCTAGTGCTGATAGACTAGCCAAAATACTAGATCCGTAAGCCGCAATCATGGCAAAGATAAATGTATCTAGGACACCACCTAAATTCATGAATACTGCGAACGGATAGAAGATGGCTACAAACGTAATCATGGCTGTATGACTGACTAGCCCTTTACGAAATTTAGAGCTTGAAAACTCATGAGCGGCCCAAGCCCTGGACACACCAATAACGATATCGCTGAAAATGATAATCATGAGCAGGAACACCCATAAATGCTCATCGATACCGTGCGCATAGAAGTCTCTAACCACATCGAAGACACCAAAAATGCCGTCTGGTTTCTGTACCATTAACCCTCCTTCGGTTTGAATAGCCATGCAGTGGCAATCCCATTGTTTTCGAGCTTGCCACCCTTTGCAAAATCAGCGAATGGTTGATTTTCGTAAGTAAAAGACCCGTTAACTTGGATAAGTACCAGCTTGCCTTCTCCGTCCACTTCCTCATGACTAGGGTCTTCGATAGCGAAGATATCCCCAGCGTTGAACGCATCGCCTGCTTTAGCAACTGGCAACAATTCCAAATATTGCTTGTAGATTGTGCCATATTGGATATTCTGACTCATTACCGCATTGAGGATGGACACGTTAGCAATCTTACGAGTCAATTCGCTTTGTTCAGCTACTTTCTCAGCCAAATTCAAGCGACTGTCAAGGTCTTTGATAGATTCCTCTGACTTAGCTTGATAGCGTGCTAGCGCTCCAGCTGGGTCCAACTCAGTCGCTAAGATGTCCAAGATAAGCTGGATTTTAGCTTCTTCCGCCTTGCTTGTGTGGTCTCCTGGAACGTCTCGTGTCAACCACGTCGAGCCATCTTTGGACTGGATGGCAATCCGTGTTGTTGTCGGGTTGGTCAGATAACTCGATGTAACACTGAAATTAGACTTATTCATTAGTCGCTCCTTTCTGCGCTGCCTCATTAAAGAGGTCGTTAAGGTCTGAATCAGACGCTAGTACATTTTGATAATGCTCTAGTTGAGACTTGACCTGCTCAAGTTCGCTAACAGTTGCCTGCAAACGAGCTTTAAACTCGGCCTTCTCAATAGTCAAATTAGCGTTCTGACTTGCGATATCTCGAATCATTGAAGTGTAGATTTGTTCGTTCATAAATTCTCCTTTTACCAATGGGCGATTTTGCCGAAAGTGGCTTGCTCATTTTTTAAAGCGTTAATAAATGCTGGGTCTCTCCCGTTTCCGCCTACATTTAGAAAATGCTGCCAAACCCTTGCGAGAGCTGCGGCAGCAAATCCTAGATTGGTGACATTTATCCAGCGCCCCTTTGGAAGCGAAGCCGGGTGGAAAGAGTACCCACGATCAAAATAAAAGTCGTCTTTTAGCAAGATTCTGTCACCATACAGTTCAGCTTGGTCGAAAACTGCATTATGCTCCAACCCTCTTGCGGCGCGATACACTCGAAGCCCAGAGAAACGGCCGGATGACGCTGAATTGATTCCATCCCCAGACGATGTGACGCCTATGGCAGCGAACAACGAGCCGACACCTTCATCTTCATCTGGTGGAGCGTCGTTGAAATGCACGAACGCTGTGTGCGTCCCTTTACGTCGAACGATCGCATTGTCTTTGTTATGAAATTCAATCGTTGCATTGTCGTAGAAATGAATCTCAGATTGGTTTAAGTCAACTCTCATTGATCCGTTAAGCCCTTCCATTCTGCCTCCTCGATAATTAAGACCAGTAAACGTGCCACTAGTAACGCTTGAAGCGTTTAGATTGACAACATCAACCAGTGAAGCGTTTAAGCGCCCGCTAGTGATTTTACTTGCTGATAATTCTCCAATTTTAGCCGAGCTAATGACACCATCTTCGATGTAAGTAGAACCAGTGATTTGAACCAGTTTACCGTCGATTTTAACCGAACCGTCTTTATTGAGATTAATTTGGTTAAGCACATCACCAGACCTTGTCAAATTCTTAACTGCCCAAGACCCTGCAATCTGAGACATTTCGGACTTGGTAGCTTCTAACCCGGTGTCTAACTTGTCTAGTTGCTTGTTAGTGGCACCTAAATTAAACGCCCACTTATCCTCTAGGTTCTCAACTTTCCAGACGGTACCTTGTGCCTCTTGGATAATTTGAGAAATAGACTTGCCATGTTCGCCAATGGTGCGGCTGAAACCGTCAACGGTAGACTTAATTTCATTGAATTTAACTGTCACTTCTTGGCTTGCGTCTTTTGGTGACGGTTGCCAAGCACGATCCATAGTTCCCTCGTAGCAGTCTAGCTCGGTGAAAAATAGCAACGACTCGCTGCCGTTGGTGGTGCCAGTGTTATCAATACGGATATAGCCTTCGTCGCATTCACCAGAATTAAATGTTAAGTGCCATTTAACGATTCCGGCGACTGACGGTGAACCAGTGTGTGCTTTAAAACGCACTGGTTTTGTGTAATTCTTGCTCGTTTCGTTCGACTTCCGACCAAGAAAATAGATGTCTACCCCCTTGATATTCCCCGTAGCAAACAATTGAAAATTGAAAGAATAATCAGTGTTGCGCTTAACTGAAAAACGTGGCGTAGACGCTG